CATAGGCTGGCACAACAACTGCAACGCTCCCGGATACAACATCATTCTTTCATGCAACCCAGGTGCAGACGGATACTTTGACCACTACGACCACGTAGAGGGAAAGCTTAATAGGTATCAAGATGAGTCGGGATGGAACTGCAAGGTGGGTTACTTTGGATCTGATAAAGAACCTGAAAAGGTATTCTGGCACTGCGCCGCTACGAACACACCGCGAGTGACTCTGAGCTACGTCATCTACGACCAGAACCTATGGCAGGACATGGTAGATGATATCGACTACTTACGTTAACTTTATATGTCTCAAGTGGGGAACTAAGTATGGACCCGAGTATGTCAATAGACTCTATAGCTCAATCAAGCGATTTTATTCTGGACCTTGTACTCTTTATTGCTTTACCGACTCTAGCGTGGATCTTGCTGACGGAATAGTAGTAAAGGATATATCGGAGCTTCGTACTAGATCTTCTACATGCTTTACCGTGGAGAAGATCTTTCTTTTTGATATGGAACCGTTTAATTCTGGAAAGAACGTTTTTCTAGACATTGACTTGCTTCTCATGGGTGACATAACTGCCTATCTGAAAGAATACGACTTTGTAGAACCCAGATTTACAATCAATCAGCAGCCCGAATTTGACTACAAGATGTTCGCCGACATACACTCTCAGTATGGCCCGAACTACGTTAACAGCTCTTTCATTACGTGGAAAGAAGACCAGTTAAGCTGGCTTACTAGTTTCTATCTAGACAACCAAGACGTCGCAGACTACATGTACGATGACCTCGACACCTTCTTATTTCACTCAGTAAAGAAGAAGCTGAAGTATCACCCCTATGAGATGATCTACTCATACAATGCTTTCTGGAAGAAACTCGACAGACCTCTAGTATTCTTTAATACTTCACACGGTCGAGGAGTCGAGCTTCATCAGGCTCCTGAATGGGCGCAGAAAGCTTGGGCTGGTAGTGAATTAGTATAGCCGGGTCCTCAAAGTATGGATCACCTATCACAGAGTCGACTCTACGACTGAAGTACTTAACTCTACCATTTCGATTTATAAAAGTGTCGTCTCCGTAGTTTTGAGAAGTGTGCTTAAACACGTCATCCAACAACATGTCTATCAGGTAGGTATGGTCACCTCGCCATCCCATCACTGATGTATTACCGTAGCACAGAAAGGCTTCAGTTGCAACTCTAGTTGAATTCTGAGCAAAATAAGCCTCGTCTTTCCACGGAGTATCAACTACGCTTATATAATTGTCGACGATATCATCAAATAGAAAGTCTAGTTTCATCTTTATATCGACGTCGAGGTCAAAGTAGAGACCGTAGTCAGCGTACTTGAATATGAGTACCTTATTCCACCAAGTGTCCAGTTCATACTCCCTGACGTCGATAAACGTTATAGGCAGGTCAGATTCCAGAGTCTGGTCTGTCAGACACACTAGGTTAAACTCACGGGATAAATACCTATCAAGCAAGCCGTAGAGTCTCTCAACGTGCTGCATGGTATACCTAGGCTTAGTAAGGACGCAGAATACGTTTATGATAAATGGTGTAGTCAAGTTCATAACTCTCAAGTGGGGGACCAAGTATGGTCCCGAATACGTTAACAGACTCTACAACTCGATCAAGAAGACCTACAGCGGTTCATTTGAGTTCTACTGCTTTACAGACAATCCTGATGATCTCTCATGTAAGACTATAGACATCAATACTCTACCGAATCATGGATCAAAAGTATTTACTGCAGTTAAGCTTGACTTATTTAATGGGTTGCCGTTTGAGGGCCCTTATGTGTTACTAGACTTAGATATATTGATCTTAAGAGACTTAAAACAGTACTTTGACGAGTATGAGTTTTCAGAGCCTAGATTTATAAAGTGCAGCTGGCAGCCTCCCGAGAGGATCTATGAGTCTTACTACAAGGGAGACTGCTATGTTAACAGCTCATTTGTTACATGGACTGGAGACCAGCTAACATGGGTACAGAGTAGGCTGGAAGAAGTAAAAGAAGTGGTGTTGCATAAGATCCCGTCTTTTGATAAGTTCTTGTTCTACACTAGTAGAAAACGGTTGACATTTCATCCAGATAGTATAGTATATGGATATAGCTTTGGCACGGTCTGGCCAGACACCGAGCCAGACTTATATAGACCAAACTACTTCATAGCTCTATTCCATACATCGCACAGACAAGGAATTGAGCTCCATCAAGCAGAAGGTTGGGCTAAAGATCTATGGATAAGCTATGAAAGATGATTTTCAAAAGATATATGATACTTACTCCGACATACAGGAGAAGTGGAGTGCAGAGTACAATGTACCTAATATATTGTTTGACCTTCATGGGAGTCATAAGTACATATTAAAGTATACAGTCTTATTTGAGACTATACACATGCACTATGAATCTCTTAATAGAGTTACAATAATGGCTTCAGCAGATCCTATCACGCTGTGCTATCTACTTAAGAAGTTCTATAATAGTAAGATAACTATAGTCTCAGATCATCCATTGCTCGATAGAGTAGGAAATTTCTTTAGAGAAGAATACGGAGCTGAGGTTGTAGACCTTAACCCTATGTTTGATGACTGCAGTGAATACATAAAAGATGCTGATCTCGTTATATTCCCAGAGTTTGAGTACTTTGCACCCCTGAGTATGATTAGATACTACGATAAAGAAGTAGAGACTCTAGTCATATATTATATAGAAATAGCAAATAATAATAACATGAGACAGATGATACTCTCTGAGTATGAGCTCGAAGAGAAGTGTGACTTCAAGGAAGTAAAAGAATCTGGTAAGTTTAAGAATGTAGACAATAGAAATGTATTCTACTCAATAGGAGTAAGGTAATGTCAACAGAAGACTGGAACAAAGCAAAGAGTGCTTGGGAATACACTAAGACTAGAAGTAAGTACCACTTCGACACGAGCATTCGAGACATGAGATGGGACACGGTAATCGGTCTCGGCAAGTTTACTGGAGACTGGCAGGAAGAGCTCTCACAGCAGGTCGAGGACTCTACACCTGTCAACATCGCCACTCGCAGGAACCAGTGGAGACGCGAGCACGATAAGGTGAAGTTAAATACTGCTGAGACCAACGACTTCATCGAGGTCGGTGCAGATCCAGAGATGACTATCTTCAGGGTACAGCACGACCTATCACCTACTTTCCAGAAGATGGTAGACATAATCGGTCTTGATCAGCACGAGTCTCGCCTTCATGTCCAGTATCCAGGTGAAGCGTTCCTCGGTCACGTCGACCGCTTCGACCTTAACTGGCCAGACCAAGACCCAGAGAACCTGATCCGCATTGGAGTCATGCTCAAGGACTACGAGCAGGGTCACTTCTTTCAGTTCGGTAACCACCTCTACCAGTTCTGGCGAGCCGGTGACATCCATACGTTCGACTACTGGAGCGTACCACACTATACCGCGAACAGCGGTCTATCTCCGAGAGTGACGCTGTTCACTACCGGCATTATTACTGACAAGACTCGTGAGTTCTTAAAGAGTGCAAGACGTACGAGTGAGATGCTAATCTAAACGTAACTAAGTGAGAGAGTGAAATGAACATTTTTCCATTATTTGACCAGACTACGGGGTTCGCGCTCATAGCGTTCTACGCAGTCGCAGTATTCTTCTTGACGAGCTTCTTTGCCAAGGGGTTCGACAGCAGCAAAGAGAGTTTCTTGGTAGCAAACCGCGAGATCGGTTTCTTTCAGGGAACTTTCTCTGCTGGTGCTAGCTGGATTCACGCGCCGGGTCTATTCGTCGCTGCACAGCAGGGATACAACAACGGCTGGCCGGGCGTGTTCTGGTTCAGCTTCGGTAACTTCTTCAGCTACATCGTCTTCGCGTACTTTATCAATAAGTTCCGGAACGACAACGGCAAGATCTTTACACTGAGTGAGTACTTCAAGGGCAAGTGGGGCGGCTTCATTAGCTTCTTAATCCTACTGCAGCTTCTTCTCTTGACACTGCAGTCACTTACTATCGACCTCTTTGCTGGTACTCAGAGTCTAAGTCTCTTGACAGGCATCAACCCGATGCTGGTATCTGCTCTGCTAGTCGGTACTGCCTTGACCTACTCGCTTCGCGGCGGCATCAAGGCGTCTATCGTAACTGACGTCATCAAGATCCTCATGATCTTCGTCGGCGTAGCAGTCGTCGGCTATACAGTATACAGCGTTACTGGATGGCAGCCGATCATCGATGGCATGGCAGGTAAGACTGGCAAGGGTACGTCTCTCTGGAGCGACAGCTTTGCCCTCGGACTTCTATTCGGCTTTGGTATCCCTACTGTGATCGGTCACTTTGCTTCGGCATGGACCACCAATGAAGGATACCAGAACGCATTCGCGATGAAGCCGAACGTCGCACTCTGGGCTTACATCGCCGCACCGTTCTGCTGGCTCATCCTGCAGCTCATCGGCGGTCCACTAGGCATGATCGCAGCTGGGATGCACATCGACGCAGGTACCAAGTCCGGCTTCGTTAACCTAATGGTCATGGCGCAGGTCGTCGGACCATGGCTCGTGTTGGTGTTCTTGATGACCGTCTTTGCCGGACTGATCAGCATCATCGATACGATGCTCATCAACAGCGCGAACATGGTAGGCAGCGACTTCCACGACTACTTCAAGGGTAAGAACCCAGTACTCTGGAGCCGCGTGGCAATGATCGTGTTTGCGGGTATCGGCATCTTACTCGCCAACATCCCAGGTCTCGACCTGAACACCATCTTCCTGTTTGGCAAGACATTCCAGCTCTGCTTCTTCATTCCAGTAGTGATCGGAGTAGTAGCACCTCAGTTCCTTACTAAGTGGGGATTCATTGCAGGTGCGGCAGTGGGATCGCTCGTCGGTTCTCCACTGTATGTCTACGGCCTCCTCTTCGGCGGCGGTCCAAACATTCAGGTGACTGGAACGCTGATACAGGTGTTCGGCGCAGGCATCGTCTGCTACCTAGTCAGCAAGTATACTGCAAAGAAAGATG